CTCCAATATTAGCCTTGCCTGTAGGTAGAGGAATAATAAAATATGGATATGATAAAACTCTAGCAGAAAAAGTGTCAATGTTTTCATCTCCAGAATTTTTTGAAGTTATGAAAGCTGTAAAAAATCGTTCTGGTGCTTCTTTTCGTCAAACAAAAAAAATAGACAAAATAATACAAGATGAATTAATTAATTTACGAGATGAATTTCCAGAACAGTTTGATCAGATATACAAATCATTAGATGAAGTAAATAAAGGTAATGCTCTATATCTTGAGAATGGTAGAAAAGCAGGTATTCCAGAAGCTGAACTACAACAAGATATAAAAAATATGAAAGAAATTACTGACCATGCAACAACTTATTTATTTATGGCATCAGCGAGAAGTTTTTATGATACAAAAGCTGTAACGAACATAATAAAAGGTAGTTTAAGTAGAAAAAGAATGAAAAACTTAGCCGATCAAGCTAAAGATGCTGCTATAGTTGAAGCTAATGCTAATAATGCTCAATTAACTCTTACTAACCTCATAATAAAACAAATAAGAAGATTAGAGGAGAGACAAACAGGGACAGCAGGTATTAAAGATATAGAGAAAATATCTGGTCTTGATCGTGCAATGTTAAAGCAACAAGAACAGCTTGCAAAAATGTTACGAGATAATATAGGTGGTGTTAATGCAAACGAACTTATACCTGCAATGAAAACACTATTTAACACCGCAGATGATTTAGCTAATGGTGTTGTTGATACTGCTGAAGCTACTCGTCTAGTAAAAAATGCTCTGGCAGGTTTAACCGATGACGTAGATAAAAATATATTTATTTCAAATGTTTTTATGGCTGAAGAAATAGGAACAATAAAAGGTTTTGAAAAAATAATTGATGAAGCTATACCTAATCTTCGTAAAGCTATAGATGAACGAGACACATCAATAAAAACATTTTCTGGTTTGGTTGCAAACAATGTTACTTTTGAAGGTACAGGAACACCAGTAATACCTGTTAATAAAGCTACAGCACAACACAAAATTATAATGAAAGCCTATGATGAAGCAAAGAAAAAATCTGATGCTTTATATGAAAAAGTTTATAAAAAAATAGGAGGAAAGCAAGAACTATATCCTGTACAAAAACTTAGGGATATACTAGAAACACAATCAACTGCTTTAGACTATGGACCTGCTGCTGCTTCTAGATTAAAAACTATTTTAAGAAAATCATTAAAACCATTAGAGGCTGAAGCTAAAGAACTTGGTCTTGAAGCCCCAAGAGATTCTATTACTTTTAAAGAAGCACATCAACTTCGTTCAGATTTAGCTGATGCTTTATTTAAAGAATATAGAACTGCTAATCCCGATGGGGCATATATAAATTTACTAGGTGAAACTATAGATACTATGGATGATTCTATAGAGGCATTTTTAGAAAGACCTCAAAATGTAACTATAAAAAATAATTTTGAAGAAGCACAAGCAAATTACAGAGATAATCTTGCTGGCATATTTTATAATAGTAGAGTATTACGCACAACAAAAGAAGAAAAATTTAGCAATCTTTTTACTAAAATATTTAATGCTAAAAGTATGGATGGACAACGAGATGCTTTTGATAAAATGTTTCCAGAAGGTAGTGCAAATAGAAAACAAGCTGAAAACTTACTAAAAGAAGAAATGATAAGAGTTGCTATGGGTAATGAAAGAAATATGTCGCAACAACAATTTGAAATTGCCCTTAGAAAAAAAGTTAGAAATCTTGAAGTGGGTATGTTTGGAACAAAAGCTGAAGGTGGTTTTTTAGATATTCTTTTAGGTAGTGAAAAAAATGCAAAAGATTATAAAACTTTAGATACCTTCTTACCAGAAATAACAGAGACTGGTGCTGTTAATACAGCTGCTCCTATGGTTAAAATAGATAAAGAGTCTAGATCTGAATTGTCTAAATTAAAATTTTACAATGAAAAACAACTAGCATTAAGAACAGGCGACAAGTTAAACGAGTATTTAAATAGTGCTGTAAAAGAAATTAGTAAAAGAAATCTTGGTTCCGTAGATGAGATTAATAAAGGTTATTGGAAATCATTAGCTAATATAGATGAAAAAAGTGGTTTTACTCAAACTACACTAGATCATATTTTAGGTTCTGGTAGAAGCAATAAAGGCTCACAAGCTGCTGATAGATATGTATCATTAATTAAAGACATGGAAAATTTAGTTGGTGTTGATGATGCTGATAACTTTGCAGAACTTTTAAATCGTGCATTACTTTTTGATGTCTTCGATCAAAATATAAAAAGAACAAAAGCACTTGGTGAAGTTCAACCAGAAGATCATAAATTTATTCTTAGAGAAAATGCAGAGGCTCGTAGACAAATTTGGATTCAACATGAAGATTTATGGAATACAGCTTTTGGAAAACATGCAAGAAGTATAGCTCATGCTATTGATATGACTGTATTAGCAGAATCACCAGCAAGAAGTGTTTTACAGTTTGCAGAAACAGTCAATAAATTATCAGCAAATGGTTTACTATCTAGGGCTTGGGGTGCTGCTAGAGGTGTTGTTAGTTTACGTTACATAGGTTCAGAAATTTTATTAAGAAATATGTTAAATGATAAGAGTGGTATACTACTGAATGTATTGTCTACACCAGAACTATCTCCTTATATAATGGATGCTGTACGTTACGGACAAACACCAGCTAGGATGCAAAACTATTTTAAAACACAATTTATGGCTGCTATGATAGCTCAAAAAGATGATCAAAGCGATATAGATGACATACAAAAACATATGAATGGGTTTTTTAAAGAAGCTGTTAAACAAAAACAAGATCCAGTACAACTAATCATGTCTATGTATTTTGTATCAAAAAATCCAGAATTAAGAAAACAACTACAAATAGATTTACAAAGAGCAAATCAAGGATTGCCATCAAAACTACCAACAATAATGAGAGAAAGTGTAAGTACACCAAGAGGGGTCAAAGAGAGATTAAGACCTAGAGCGGAAGATAGTCCTCTCTTAGATCAAATGAAAAATCTTGGTCTACTGTAATGAGTGACGACAGACAAACAGAACTTCTCTTAGCAATAGGGAGATTAGAGGGTAAGGTTGATGGTCTTGTATCATCTCATCAAAACCTTGAAGTAGATATTCGACAACTTAGCAAGCGTGTTAATACACTTGAAAAAGAAAAATCAAGAATGTATGGGGCTGGTGTTGTTCTAGCTCTTGTCGGTAGTGGTGTGATGTGGTTGATTAGTATGTTAAAAAGTCCATAAAGAAAGGGAAATTGCAATGGATGTAGGCATTGTGATAGAACTTTTTGAGAAGGTAGGTATTCCTGTTTTAACCGCAGCAGCAGCCGGATATGGGCTATGGTGGTTGATACGATGGATCACAAATACTTTTCGTCAAGATGTTCTAACAGCACTTAAAAATTTACATAAAGAATTAGATGAAGAAATTAGAGACACCAGAGAGTTATCAGATAAGAAGTTAGCTGAATTAACTGTCATGGTTGTTAGATTAATTGATCGTGTTCGTATTCTTGAAAAAAATTTCATTGAACATGATGAAACAATGAGAGCCGTATATGCTCTTGGTGGTAAAGCTAGGCGTAAATTAACAAGACATGAAACTGTAGAAGAACTCAAAGAGCAAATTAAAGATGCTGGTGGAGATTAATGGAAATTCTTCTAACACTATTAGGTATAGTGCCTGTAGCAGAAACGATAACAGAAGCCGGATCTTCCGGAGGAGGTAGTATTATGGGTGGAATACCTATGGAATTGATTACAATGCTTGGATCATCATTACTTGGTGGTGTTATGTCAATATGGGGTCAGAGCATTAAGGCAAAAGAAGCAAACAATAAATTAATGATGGCTGCAATGACCAAAGAAGCAGAGGTTATTGACAAAGCTAGACGTTACGAAAATCCGCACTTTCAATGGACACGAAGGCTAATAGCTTTAGGAGCCATTGGTGCAATAATTGTATGGCCCAAAATTGTGGCTGTATTTTATCCTGACATAGCTGTAACTGTTGGTTGGACACAGTTTAATCCCGGCTTCTTTATCTTTGAAGGTAAAGAGATGGTTAAATGGGAACAGATGACAGGATTAGTGATAACACCACTTGATACACATTTAGTATCAGCTATCGTGGGGTTATATTTTGGTGGTTCATTAGTTAAGAAATAGGAGTATATAGTTGTGTATAGTGATAAGTATCAAATACGTTTACCATTTGAGGTTTTAGCAGATATAAGGGAAATGGAAGAAAAACCAAAAGCTAAAGCTAAAGCGATAAAAAAAATACCTACACCAAAGGTAAAAAAAAGAATTAAAGAAATACTGCTAGAAGCAGATATGATTGCAAACCCTATTAATTAAGTTTTTTCTTCTTAATAGTTTGGTGTAGTGTAGGAATATCAGGTATTTCACTTGATACTCTTTCACTAGGATAGCTAACATCTGTTATTGTACCACAATACTCTTCTGTTTCTTTTAGTACAAACTCAATTAAATTTCCAACATGAGTAATTAATCCTGCTATATCTTGAGTATAGTCAAAGTCTGGCATATATTCATCCATATGCGTAATAAAGTCTTTAGGATCAATCTTTGAAACCTCTACAGCAGGATTTAAAGCATTTTTAGCATCAAGCATTAAAGAAAAAGTGAGAACAGGAGTGTATCTGTTCTCTTTTTTTTTGTCTTCATCAAACATCAACCACCTCACACACATCACCTACACAACTAAACTCTTGTGTTCCTTTTGTTCCATCCTCCTTTTCGTATTCACTCAACTTACCAAAGTCTATGGTTGCTGGCATAGAAGAAACTAGCTCATCATATTCTTTTTTGTTGACAGACTCATAAGGAGCTTGAGCATATACAGCATCGGTGTGTGGGAAAAATGACACACCAGACATATAATCAAAGTTTTTATATACCCATGCCGCAACTTCTAACCATTCATGTTCTCTAACAGTAATTGTTATACTAGGTTTATGCTCACACCAATGTATTTGATACATCAACCATAGATCTAAATGTTTTATGGGATTGAGATCATCATTAATTACAGATCCATAGGGAGCTTGTATAGGAAACGAAAACACCGCAGTATTTTTACTTTCTATATCTCCAACAGCATCTTCACATGGTATGCCACTATCCATCAAAAATTGTGTTAGTGGATCTTTCTTATCTCCTCTTACTCTACGAATATAATACTTACTATGCCTAGCATGAATACCACTTGCAGCATCTACTAGCTGACTGACTGTACCCGATGGTTTTACACAAGTTATAGCTGTACTTGCAGGAATACCTAATGCTTCCGCCCATACTGTATTTGTCTCAACAGCAAGGTGTTTAAGTTCTTCTAGAACCTCTGGTAAGTTTCCTTCTGCACCATTGGTTATTTTGTTATCCATTATACCTGTAAGACTAACACCAAGTAATCTTTCTTCTTCTGTAGTCTTTTGCCATATTTTACGCAAGTATTTAAAGTTTGTTAAAGTAGATTGATATGTTCCTAGTATTGTTGCAAGCCTAACTTTTTCTTTTAAACTTTCTAGTGTATCTGTTTTCTTAACAACAACCTCTGTTAAATTACAGAATTGATTAGGTCTAAGAATAATTTCACAACAAGGATTTGTACCAAAGTCAAAGTCTGGATTTCTTCTTCCATTTGCCGCTACTTGTTTTTTAACTGCGGCACGACTAAACATACCTCTTTCACCAGATCTACTTTCATAGAGAGATGTCCACTCTTTCATAAATATACCCATCTCTGGTCTATCTTTATAAACAGCAGAATTATTAGCATAAGATCTATAGCTATGATGGTTCCACCAATCACCTGATTTAGCACCTCGCAATAAATCATCACTAAGATTACTAAGAGAAATGAGTGCAGATCTGCGAACACCACCTACTACTACTACTTGTGCCGTTTTACACACTAAATCATGGCACTCTATACTACTCAATCGCCTACCTGCACTCTTTCTGAACAGATTAACCGCAAATCTGAACAGATCCTCTAATGGGTCAGGACCACTTGCCCTTCCACCAAAAGTCCTAAGTCTAGCTCCAGCTGGTCTTACTTGGCTTGTGTCCCAAGTAGGAACTTGACCAGAATACAATAAAGATATTAGTTCTTTAAATGCTCTAGCCCAACCAGACTTACTATCTTTTACAACTATAACTGTACTGCTGTCTTCAAAGTGTTCTTCTACTATTGGTAATTGTAGCACACTTTCTCTTTCTACAGAGAAACCTACACCTGTACCATTCATTAAAACATAAAGTATTTCGTCAAATGCTCTTGGGCTATCTATAGCAACATAACTACAGTTATAAGCGGCAACATTACATTTTTCTACAGCCTTGCCTGATGTCATTAGTAGACGCATAGAAGGCATGATCTCAAGATTAAGAATAGCAGTCTTTAATTTTTTTACTGTGTTATCATCAAAAACATTACCACTTTTTTCTGTGGATTTCATGTAGTCAAAGTAACGACCCACAGTTTCTTCCCATGTTTCTCTGCGGTTTTCATCATCTAACCACCTTGAATAGCGTGATGTGTGTATGTATTCTTGATATGCGGTTGGTAATTTGTTATTTTCCACTTATTGCTCCTATGTAGTTAAATAGTTTATTTGGTTTGTTTCTTACTTCATTTAGTTTATCCAATGGTGGATAGTAGTTTCCTGATATTGAAATTCTTATTTCTTTACTACAATTTCTAGATGTTGTGTGAGGAAGATAAGTAGGAAAAATTATTAAATCTCCTTCACTTGGTATTACTTTATGAAAATGTCTGTACTTATCTATCTGTATTATTCCTACAAAATCACCACTATTCTTTGGAAAATTAACCCAATATACAAATGATAATCCGGGTGGACCGGGATCTTGATGTGTATGAAACATTGTAGATTGTTCTGGTTCTACTAAATGTGTCCATGCTTCATCACCCATTAATAAATAAGGATTGATAGACTGTATTACATTATCTATTTTTTCTAACAAAAGGTTTACAGCCGGTGTCTTAGGTAAAAAAGAATCTTCAATACTAGAATCCTCAGAACCAAAATTAATTTTAATATCTCGTTCTTCTAAAACATCTGCTATAATTTGTGTGTTATTTACTTCACTCAAAAGATTATGTCGAGACATACCAACTAAAACAATAGGCAAAAACTTTCCTTTAATGTAATCTGTCATTACATAAATCCTAACTCTAACTTAGCTTCTTCAGACATCATATTTTGGTTCCAAGAAGGATGAAATACAAGATTAACATATGCTGTATCAATGCCTTCAACACTTTTTACAGCCATCTCAACTGATTGTATCAACATACCTGCAACTGGACATCCCGGACTTGTTAGTGTCATATTAATATCAACATGATTGTCTCTTTCTTTAACATCATATATTAAACCAAGCTCATAAATGTCTACAGGTATCTCAGGATCATAGACTTTTTTAAGAGCTTGTTTAATTTCTTCTCTCATTATACTCCACTTAAATCCGCTTCTTTATAACGGCTAGATTTCATTATTTTACCATCTTCTCTATACACAGGCTTTCCATCTTCGTCAAGTTTTGACATATTTGATTGGTGTATTCGATTAAATATAACTTGCATATCCCAACCAAAATCTACAAATAAACCTGTTAAAACATACAATAGATCTGCGGATTCTTTTTTTATTTTTGTTTCATCTTCCTCTGTCATAGCTTCCATTAATTCACTATACTCTTCTTCAATTAAAGTTCTGCGAAGCTCAAACATTTCTCTAGCCTCTAAAACAATTTTAGTTTGAGAAAAATCTACATCTGTAAATCTTCCAAATGCTTTTTGAAACTCTGTTACAGCATCTTGCATTGTTCTGTATTTAACCATCATGGTAAGTGCTTTTCTAAATTTATATACGCATCGTGTTTTGTTCTTACATCTTTAAGTTTTTTTATATACCACTCTGCTTTTGCTAAATCTTCTAAGGGTTTTTCTTTATATTCATATCTACTGATGTATTTTATAATACAACCTTTTAAATAACCCATAAACTCATCTAATGGCAATAAGTTTTGCATGATGTCTATAGTTTCCATACCACCTTTTTGATAATGAGGAGGATTGTTTACACTATCATTGGCAGATTTTTTTTGGTTTTCTTCCCATGCTTTTAATTGTTTTTGCCCTATGGGGCTACTCCACCTTGCATCAATCTTCTTCGGCATCTTCTTTACACTCCTTTATCAGCCATGTTTCATCAATAATTCTGTTGCTGTATTTAAAATCATTTCGTATACACCATTGAGCATACGTTGTTTTTCCAGATTTTGTTAGTTTGTTATTTGCATTTGAAAATACAAAACGGACATCAATATTAGGATGTTGTTTTCTAAATGTCAAGTGTTTTGTTCGATCTTCTGACGTAAAAAAACCTTTTGTTTCTATATAAATTTGTTGTTCTGGTAAATAAAAATCTGGTGTATATGTTGTAGTCTTTGGTTGATACTCATAGCTATCTGGTTCGTAATCAAAATCTACTTTTCTTCTAATTAAATCTGATGCAAAATCTACTTCAAAATTACTTCTGTACTTTGTTCCGGCTACACGCCTACTCATTCTAGTCCGTCTTGACATATTGTGGCTCATACTTTTCTACTAAATAACTAATCGTATTCTTAATAAACTTTAATGTTCTAGGTGCATTATCCGCCATTATACTATTTTCCTCTTCTTGTAAAAATTGACTTTCCAAAAACACAATAGCTCTGCGATCCAAGTATTTTACCACTTTATCTACATCCCTACCAAACTTAGTTGTATTCTCTCGATAATTACTATCTGTCCATTGAGCTTCTACACTAGAAGAGGGAGCCTTGCTAATTGTTAATGGCAAACAGTTTTGAGCTTCTCTCATGTACACCTTTCCACCTTCTTTTTTTTCACTCTCAGTATAGATAAAAAAACATCGAGGATTACCTATAACATCTTCTTTTTTTATACCATGATATAATATTAAAGGCATTACATTTGCTCCTTATTTAATTGTGAATACCACACCATAGGAGGATTTTTTGCTTCTGATGCAACCTTGTGATGTAGTTTTGAGTTAGACCAACAATGGCTTTTAAAATTACAAAAACTACAAGTAGTATTTAATAATCTATTTCCTGTTGACTTTCCTCTAAATCTTTCTGGAACATCTTCTAGCTTTTGTAATGGAATACTTTTATCTTGTAAGGCATTTATATTATATGAAGCTATAGCCAATGCAGATGCACGTTCATCATCTTGTATGTTAGGGGCAGGACATATTTGTATCTCTCCAGAAGATTTATTAATTACTATCCAACCACCAAAAGGTTTATTATCTGCTTCTGCGTATAAATATCCTTGCACTACATAACCAAAAGGATCGTTGTCTTTTACACGAGTGTAGCTTGAAAATTTACTGGTGTAAGCGTAGGGGCTTGCAGTTTTAATATCCCAAACCTTACCATCAATAATTATATCAAGCGTACCTTTTAATTGTACGCCTTCTATTTCTAAAGTTACAGGCTTTTGATAATCTTCTACATTAACACCAGCTTCTTTCATTTCTATGTAAAGCAAAACTTCAAGCAGATCTCCAAATAAAAATCTGTTTATTGCATTGTATTCCATAGTTGTTTCTGTTTTTACATTATCTCTTTCTAGCTGTTGTTGGCACAAGGGTTTACCTAGTCCAGACATACGCATAGACCAATCTCTTTTCTTATCACCAAATTGTTTTTCTAGAGCTTTTCCACATTCTTCTTTAAAAAATAAAAGTAAATCGGGAGAGATTTTTTTCTCCCCCGAAATTACTTGTTGTAAATAAAGTTGTAAATACTCCTTAATGAGATTATTCATCTAGTGAGTCAACTATCTCCACATCTTCAAAGTCCTTGCGAGACTCCTTATATTTTTCTTCTATGTCAGAATTATGAAGATTAACTATATCCATAAAACTTTCAAGTAGTGGCACATCTCCTTTCGGAACAAATTCAACACTATCCTTAACTTCAATGTTGGCTTTGTAAAAAATGTTGCCACCATACTTCTGTTTAGATGTGGTTAAAAGTGCTCTTGTATTAAACAGCAACTTACCTTGTTTTTCTAAGGTTTTAATCCAATCGCTGACAGGCATGAAGTTACTACCCTTTGCGTACCAAGCATGAGGTACCGCTTCTGCATTGCCAGACAAAGCTACTGTTCCATATATAATTTGAGAACACTTTATACCTGCTTGGAGTGTCCTTGCAGGGTCATCTGGAGCAAGAAGATCTAACTCTTTTCGATCTATCTTACCACATTTCAGTCCACCTGTAGTATCAAAAAACTTATCTCCAAATGATGACGCTTGGATTGTCATAGACGAATAATTTTGTTGTCCTTGATCCCAAACACTATACATATATCTTCTTAAAAAAGGTCGAAAGATAACAGTATCGCTGTGAACTGTTTCACCATTTGCATCTCTTACACGCCACTTTCCACGAGGAAGGCTATTGCCGTCATCATCTTCGGTATTGTGCTCAATCGAAAGTCTAGGTAAATACGCCTTAGTGCTTTCGCTTGATGTAGACGACAGATCCTTTTGACCTAACATTGCCATCAGAGTATCTGTGTCCATCTCTTTTGCGGTAACCAAATCTTTTATACTTGGTGTCTCCGCTACTGCTACGTCTGTCATGTTATTGCAACTCCTTTGTGCTGACAGTTTCTAAATTAGACCAATCGTTACCGATTTTTAATTCGATCCCGATTGGCATATTGTATTCAACACCATACCTTCTTTGACATTCCTTTCGTATGCCTAGCATGGCTTCTTCTAGTAAATGTATCGCTATTTCCTCTTCTTGAGGGTGTACATCCAAGACTATACTATCATGGACTGTATTACAAATCAAGCTCTTTATTTGCTTTTCTTTTATTTTATTATGTAGTGATATTAATGCAACAGGTAGTAGATCTGCGGTTGCAAACCCTTGTACCGGATAGTTTTTTATTTGTGTAGCATTAGAATACCCACCATTTGCATAACTTTTTACGTTTGGAAACTGATACTCCCTGCCTGATGGTAGGGTTATTTTTTTGCGTACAAGAGCCTCACGACCTAATCTTTGATGCCATTCTTCTATACCTTTATACTTCTCAAGAAATGCTTCATAGTATCTTACTTCACTTGTAGTTCCTGTCTTGCCACCATATAGAGGTTTAAAAGTGTGAGCTTTTGCTTCTTGTCGGCTAACACCAATGATGCTTGCAGTATAAGAGTGAACATCAACCTCATCTTTAACATCTTGTAAGACTTGTTTATCTCCTGCAAGAAACCCTGCTACTCTAAATTCTAATTGGCTATAATCTCCTTCAAGTATCTTACCTCCATCAAACCTACTAACAATAGCTTCTCTAACAGGAAACGTAGTGCTTCTAGGCATATTCTGAAAGTTAGGATTGCGAGAGGATAATCTTCCGGTAGCTGTTACACATTGCATAAACTGTGGGTGTATAAATCCATCCTTGCCTGTGTTACTTTTTATACTATCTATAAAAGTATTAAGATATGTAGACAAAGCATTATACCTCATATACTTTTGTAAGAACTCTCTTTCCCTTCCATGCACCTGTAACATCTTTTCTTTGATTGTAGTTATGTCTGTTTTAAATCCATGTACAGAAAGATCTTTTTCGTTTAGAGGATTAAGACCAAGACCCGCTCTTTCTTTGGTGTTTACATAAACAACACCTCTACCAAAACACATCTTACATTTACGGGGCATACCATAGGTGCCATC